AGGATACATGCTATTAAAATGTTTATATGAATCTGATAATTTTACGTTTATTATCATTGGCCAGGCATATTTTCTTATTTTCTGACACATAGATAAATGTTGCTGCATTGGAACTATACCATTTACTTGTGTTAAATTAGAATGTCTACGCCAATAAAATTCATGAGCTGGGGTAGGATAATGTGACTCATCATATGACTCTCCATATGTATACCACCACAATGTTTTTACATCCCAAACATCCTCATTTCCACCTATTTGTAACCATTTCTTTTTGTCATGAACAAAGATGTCTTTCAATTGTAAAAAGTCTTGTACGTATTCTCGAAAGCCCCTTATTTGTTCTGTATGATGTATTGGGATTATAACTTCTATAGCATTTTCTGAATATATGTATATTGCAGATAAATTTGATGTAGATACATGATGTTGTGAGTTACAGAATATGGGTACTAATAGAGTTTTTTTATTTTGTATATTACGTAATATTGCAGTAACTTCATCTTCATGATCCAGTATCATATTTTAATAATAAGAAAAAAAAGTTAAATAGCCGAATTGTTAATATCTGGAGGTATTATAATATCATTTAAATCTATATTATTTTTATTTTCTTGAGTTTTAGATTGAAACTTTTTTGTTTTAAGATTTGGTTTTAATTGTTTATATCTAAACTTTAATCCAGATGTATCTTCAAATGGAAGTAGTTTATTTGATAATAACGGATTCCACTCTTTTAAAGTATATATTTCTCCTGTAGAATATTTGTGATAAAATCCTTTATACTCTATGTTACTGAGCATAAATTCATTTCCAAATGTATATAAATTTTTAGTAATTTCATTGTCAGGGTAATGTAATTTATTTCTCATGTTATAATCCTATTCTAGGTCGCATTATACATTTTACTGCAGTTTTCCACTCTCCTTCTTGACTAACCGTATGAGTTACTCCTATTATACTAAAAACTGTATTTACTCTGTAATTTGTTGGTAATATATCAAACTCTAAAACGTCGCCATATCTTAAACCATTAATACCATCCATCGTAAATGATGCATCAAATGGAAATATAGGAGACATTATTTTTAAAGAATCTTCGGGTTTATCTAATGGAAATTGTATGTAATTTTTCAATGCTTTTATTAAATTTACTTTTGATTCTTCTGAATTTTTTCCAAATTTAACTTTTGTTTTAAATAATTCTCTAGTATATTTTTTATGGGTTTTTTCATAACGTTCTTTAAGCTTGTTTATTTGCTCTTTGCTTCCATGTTGATACATAAGATTTACATATGGTGCAATATCTTCTTCTGATATTTCGTCTGGATTTTGATTCAATACATATGATAATGTAGATACGCTACTAGGCATTTTTGCAGTAAAACTAAAATCCTGAACTATACTTCCTATAGTATCACCTTCGTCTTTTAATGGAACAGTATTTCCTTTTACTGGTGTTTGTTTGTTTATAATTCTAGCAGTCATAGGAACTGAATATGGTTTTACTTCATTTTTGTCTATAAGTGTTCCTCCAAAGTTTGCATCATAATATAATAATATATCATCAAACGTTGGATCAGGGTGTGTTATTAATTTCATATTAATTACCCCACATGTAGCTTCTTTAATAGTATCAGAAATTGATATTAAAAAATCATTTAATTTAAAATTAACATTTTTACCTTCTGTAGTTCCGTCTTCATTTGTATTATAAAATAAATTTTTAATAAGATTTAAATTTAAAAAAATACGGCTAGGATGTGCTAATTTTTCAGTTCTAGTTTTAATTATTGGTACTCCAGTTGTTAGTCCAGTTCCAGTTCCTGATTGAATATCAGATATGGTTACAGCTGATTGATATCCTTTCCAAACAGACTGTTCAGGCGTAGATGTAATATTAGGAGTTCCAAATACATCTTTAAAATAAATTAATCCTGTTTCTCTACTTCCATATTTTTCTGTAGTGCTTTTATCACTCACGTCTCCTCGTTTGTCGTCTGCTGGTAACAATAAAACATTTTGTGGATCTATAGAACACATTTGTTCAAAATAATTGCTAAAACAAACGCCATCATCGCAAATAATATTAGGACTTGAAACTACACTACGTAATTTTGTTAGCACGCGTGTATTAATAAAATCAATTAATGTACCTAAAGTTATATATCGATCTACATTGTCTGGTATTTCTTCATCAGGAGTTGATTCGCCAGATCCATCACCAAACAAATACCATTGATCAGTAATTGATTTAACAGATTCATCAATTTCTTCTTGCGAAGGAGGAGGGCCAGCACCGTTACCTGTATTAATTGTAGTTTTAATTGGAGATAATCTAAATTTTGTTACTTCTTCATCAAACTTTTTTTGATCTTCTTCTGAAAATACTTTGTGTTTAAATTCTTTTGAATTGACTGTTGGTTTAATTCCCAAATCATTCATTACATTTTTTTCATGTATTTCGTTGATATAATCATATAATGCATCATAAAGATTGTATACTACTACAGGCTCATCTGCTATTTCAAAAGCCTTTTCGTCTATAGGTAATGATGCATTTTGTTGCAAAAAAGTTTGATTGTTCTCTGTTAATGATGAGTTTATTCCAAATTGTGTTGATTGATCAAATGGATTTGATAATCCTGGGTTTGATAATCCTGAGAATGTTGGTGATCTGTTAAAATCTGGCCGTTTTGATCTTGTTTCTGATTTTATTTCTTGTTCTGCTATATTATAATCTTGTTCATCACTGCCATTAATAAACATAGATACGTCAGTGTATACATTACTGGTACCTCTTAATGTTAATGTTATCTGAGCAGTAAAATCTGTTTGTATAGACAAATCAAAATTAACAATTAGTCCTTCAAAGACTATTTCATTCATTTTTTTGATTTGTTGTTTTTTTTGTCTTAAATCGGATACATTTCCAGGATATAATGCTTGTAATTTTTTATCTGATGGCAATACTTTGTTTGTTAATGAGCCTTCTGTTATTATTGCTAGTTCTGGATGTGCATATGTTAATTTTACACGTCGACCAGGACGCATAAACACTTGTTCTATAACGTCTAAATCTCGTTGCATGTTTGGAATATTAATAATAACAGTAGCAGTATTTAACAAACCCATACTATGATCACCTATTGCTATTTCACTACTAACTATATATGGTGGTATTCTTTGTTGTACATTTGGTCGTTTATATACATCAGGCATTGGTTCTTTTTGAGAAAATGCAAATTCTACGCCGCCATACGTTTGTTTGTAATCCTTAATTTGATCAGTCCAATTAATTGTATTTATATCCTCTGATAATTTATCTGAATTTAAAAATCCATTTTTTCCAGATGGTAAATAGTTACTAAATCGTACTTGTTTTCCTCCTAATCTTAATAAGGTGGCGTCGCCAGATGGATTTGTCATAGCAACTATTTCTACATTAGCTACTTTTGCTATCATGTAATTTATATCTCGATTTGTTCTGTTATATCCAGCAAGACTTCTAGCAGTTAGCTCACTTTGTAAATTTTTATCAACCTCTGTATAAAATATTTGACTCATCTGGTTTTATTTTTTTGTTCTATTTCACTTAAAACACGTTCTTTATCTGGTATGCGTATAATAGTATTTCTGGGAACTATCAATGTTCCTTTTCCTAATTGATTTACAGTAGCAATCATCCACCATAGAGATTCATCTGCATAAAAATCTAATGCTAATTTATCTAATCGTTGTGGATTAGATGTTCGTATAACTGTGTCTGTAGTATCAGGCGAGGCACTTATAATTATAGTGCTTAGTTTACGTTTTTCTGAATCGTCTTTTATTTGTGATGCTATGTCATATCGTTTCATGTTATTTAGCTCCTTCTAGCTTCGTTTCCAATTCGCCAATTTTTAATATTGCAGGTCCTGTTTTACCTCTAGTAGATTTTGAATCATTAAGCCAATCTTTTTCTGATTGTGTTCGTTTACGACGCATATCTTTGTCATATGTATCTTTGTCACTTAATGAATACATTGCTCCACCTTTTTGTGGTAATTCATTGGTAATAACATGGAATCCTAATGTTACTGTAACTTTATGTGGAACTTGTTTCATTTCTGGATCTTCTTCAAAATTAATTTCCCATGTAGTATCTGCATCTACAAATTGATAGCTAACACTGTTTAAAATAACAGGTGTTGATACAAATAGATCTCCTAATGTCATTCGCAACCATGGTGCTACTAATGATATAGAATTATTTTTATATTCAGGTGCAGTATATGAAGCTAAATAATTTAATTTTCTATATATAAATTTTAATTCATCGCGTGATGTTGCATACACTGTAAATGATACATCTGCATCTCTACTAAATCCGCTATAATGATAATTGGTATCAGATCTTCCTAATATGTTAACAGGAGTCCATGACGGAGAAAATGAATCACTAAAACTAGTTATAATAGCTCGAAAAACTAATATATCATCTGTTGCAGTTGGATCTCCAACAGTTGCATTTGGACCAGTAAAGAAAAATTTGATAAAGTCTTTAGTTGTTCCATGTGGATTTGCACCAATAAATTTAGTAGCATTTTTTATAAATTGCCTGACTTTCTGATCAGGTCCAATTGGATTTTTTCCAGGCAACCATTGATATATTTCATTATGCGATCTAACACCATAATCTATAATATTAACTTTATCTCCACGAAATGGAGTCATTCGTTGTTTTAGTGCTCTAACTTTACCACCAAATCCTAAATCAGAAAATGGACCTGATCTACCACCGATGGTTTTTTGCGTAAAATCATTTCGATTTCCTGGTGCACCATGCGTTCCAAATCCATATACGCTGTCTATATTATACAATGTATAAATTCCAGTTGTTGCTGCAGCTGTTGCCATTATACCTGCTTTACCGCTTCCTCGACCAGCTGCACTTAATCCGTCAACTCTTTTTCCAAGTATATTATCAGTTATCTTACCTAATTTTTTTAAAAAGGGTTCATCTTTCCCACCGATTGTTAATTTTCTGGTTCTAAAATCGTGATATGGAATAGATACACCCTGACCTGGTCTATCATTTAAATTTATAAAAGGAGATGTTGTATATGTGCCTTGATTTTGTCCTGTTTGATCTGCAGCTGATGTGATATATGGATTCAACCCAGGTATACCTAAAGCTGATGTAATCATTTTGCCACCAAAATTTAAAAGACTACCGCCACGTTCTTGAATAATTTCTTTGGTGTTTTTATTTTGAACTGATCCAATAGAAAAATCTTTGTTAGTGTTCAGTATCATATAATTAGGATGTCTCCTACGATAACTGTTTAATTCTGATGGATTTGCCATAATTGTTTCCTTTAACTATATCTTCCACTATTCATTCTGAAATCATCTCCCGCATCGACTTTAAGTTTGGTACCACTTAAATGACTTGCTACTGCAGCTGCAAACATATTGGCCATTTGTTGTGGGGTTATACCGCCAGCCATTGATGGACTTTGGCCGGCCGGCACAACAGTTTCTCCTGATGTTAATGCAGCTGGATATGTGTCATTTGGATATCCAGGAGGAACAATTCCACCCATTGCCATCTTGTTCACGTTAACCGTTCCTGTTTCTGCTATCGGAACTGTCATGTTGCCTACACCAGTTAATCCACCTGTAAATGCTTTTACCAAAAAATTTGGAGTTATTGTTTTAATTGCTGTTATAAATCCCCCTAGTGCGTCTGTTGCCAGTGTTGCTGATCCACCTAATGATGCTGCAAAAGTTGTAATTTCCTTGTATACTGGATTTTGTTCACTTCCGAAAATTGTTAATTGATCAATAAATGCGTCTCCTACATTTTTGGCATTTTGTGATAAAAATTTATAAAATCCAGAACTTTTATCTGTAAAAGCCGTCTCCAAATTTGGTATTAATTGATCTTCAATAGTTGTTTTTACGTTTGCTGCAAATTTACCGGCTCCCTTTTCATTTCCCATTTGCAACATTATACCTTTATCAACTATGGTTTCTAATGCCTCTGCACTTCTTTCTTGAGTGGTACGACGATCATCAGCATCCATAATTGCTTTAATATCTGTGTCTTTTACTTTTAATTTTTTAAGTTCTTCTTTAAGTTTTTCTCCACTTACGTCAAATAATTTTTCTGCTCCTAAACCTTTTAATAATTTTCTTTTTTGAACTATCTTGGTTACTTGGTCTACTTCTAATCCGGTGGCTTTTGCAAATGCTTGTCTAGCCAACATGTTGTTTTCTAATGTTTTGCCTTGTTTATCAAACATTTTATTCAATGTGTTTGTTGCGTCTGCACTTTTACCAGCTAAATATTGTTCTCTAAATTTGTTAGTTAAACTTTTACCTTGATCATCAACCATACGTTTACCGGTTAATAATTGCAGCTCCATTTCAGCACCTACACTAGATTCTATATCTAATAATTTATCTCCAACTTTGGCAATATCATTCATGGTTACACCCAAAGCTTTGGATTTCATTACAGCTAAACCAATTTGCGAAGGGTATCTTTGAAATGTCATTAAATTGCTAGAATTAGTTTTAGCAATTTCTTCAGTAACAGTTTTTTCTATTCCTTGTATTCCAGTTCTCTTTTCAAGTAATTCAAATTCTGCTTTACGTCGTAAAACAATTTTTTCCATTTGTTTTGTAACTGTTTTTCCGCCCGTTGTTTGTCCTGCATAAAATAATTCTGTAGCATTTGCTGCTTCTGATGTAACACCTACAAGATCTGTGAAATATCTGTGTTGATTAATTAAACTTTTTTGTACCTTTGACGAGATTTTTGTGCTACGAATATAACCGCTAGTTAATCCGTCTAATCCTTTTATATACTTGTCTATGTTTGTTCTACCATATCCTAACTCAGTGCTTAACTTATCTAAACGAAATCCAAATTTTGCAGCTTCTTTAGTACTTAAACCAAATTGCTTTTGCATAACAGTATTTCGCTGTTCTAATTTTGTCATTGCATCAATTTGCTTAAGATATTCTGAGTTAAGTCGTTGTTGAAGACCAACTATCTTACTTATACCAGCAGCTTGACTAGCTTGAGTACCAGTAAGTTTTTTTAACTGATTACTTAAATTACCATATAATTTAGCTAAATCCTTAGGATCTATGGATCCGCCACCACCGGGAGTTTCTTGTCCATGCCTCGGCAAGGATCGTAATTTATGTATAAGATGGTTACTAGGTTGTTGCATATATTATATAAATATGATACGTTATTTTTTTTGCATAGGTGGACTGCTTGGTTTGCTTGTTTGCTTGTTAGCAGCTTTCTGATTTCTTTCGTTTTGTTCACCATGTTTTTTATTGACTTGGTCAGTCCAAAACGTTCTTAAGAATACCGGCATATGATATATGGTGTTCCAATCCCATCGGCCTTCTCCATACCAAATTAAATTGAATATATTTTCGTGAAATATTTTTCGGTCTTGTGGTTTAAAACCAAAAAAGGTCTGCCCCAACTGGAAACCCGGCAGTAAAGGTGCTCCCATCTTCACCCACAAATTCTGTTTCGAGTATTAAACCTGGCGTATTATCTTGAATGTACTCTCTGAATTGTTTTGCATCACGGGCTAAAAACTCATAACGAATAAAGTTCTTTATAGTTTCTTCATCTCGTTTATCTCTTACTTGCGTAATCATATTAAATAATAAATCACTAATAGGATTATTTTCGTTTATAGTTTTTGCAGTTTTATTGCTAATAAAATTAAATTTAATTGTTAAGTCCTTGTTTATATCATATGAAAACTCTCCAATGTCATCGCATTGTAGATTAAAATCTCGATATTTTAAACTGCTTAAATTTACTACACGTTCTAATATTTTACCAGTTTTAGGATCTGAAATTGTTACTGGATATTCAGCACCATATGCTAATATTCTTGATTGTATTATTAATCCGTCTTTATCTACTGATGCTAAATCATTTGATGTTATATTTGGTGTTACAATCAAATTATCAATTAATTTATCCAACATAATACCTTGGTCAATATAAGATTTATTTGTTAATATATCTTCATCATATGCAGTCATATACCGCATTTCAATAGTTCCACTTGATAATGGATGTTTTGTTGGATATATTTTTCCACTAGAAGCTAATTTTACAATTTCACAAGGTAATGTGCTTTTTTGCGATGCATCATATTCCTGTTTTGCAATTTCAATGATGTTTTCTTTATTTAAACGATCGGTTACTCGTGACATAGATATTTTCCTTTTATAACTTTTATATAAATATTATGAACATAAAAAATGGGAGTTATTTACTCCCATTAATATTAATTATGTAAATTTGTATTAGAAATTTAATAAAGCCCAATCGTATCGAAGAGTTAATTCAATATTAACTACATCTTCTGTGCTCCAATCTAACGAACCAAAATTTGCATCTACAATAAATGCACCATTTAATTTCCATTCTTCAATAGTCTCGCCTAATGGTGATAATTGTTTCAATGAAATATCTTTTTTATAAAAATCAGAATATCCATCTCTACCAGTTGCAGACTCATGATGAGATCTAATCCATTCCATGACTGCTTGTGCTCCTGACGGAACTATTGCGTCATACAATGTTACTGATATAGTATTCCAAACTGATTTACCTTTTACATAACGCTGAACGTTAATGTGATCTAATGTTATTTCTCCATTACTTATACTAGGTTTTGCTGATGCTTTTATTAAATAAGCTGGAATACCTGCGCCACTTGTATCAACAACTGACATTACAAATTGATGTTGTTTTTTTGGTTCCCATGTAAATGCATTATCATAAAAGTCTCCGTTAGAATTTCCTGCGTAATCAGAAGCTCCAGCGGCAGTCGTACCAACTTGGCCAGCTAATGCAGAATTATTTGGATCAAATGGGTCAAATTGACTTGGCATAATATTTTCCTTTTTTTATATAAATATATACATTTGTTAAAAATTATTCTTATTCTGGAAATGATGCACCCGTTGGTTGTATATTAAAATCTAAAACAATGAACTCAGCGGTACGTGTTGGTTGTAAAAACAATTGTCCGTACATTAAATTTTCATCTTCATATCCAACTGGCTTATTTTCTAAATCCATTACTACTTGGAATGCATTTAAACCTTGTTGTGCTTTTACTTGTTGTAAAAATGGATTAACAATGGCTAAGAATCTATCTCTTGTTACTGAATTATTTTGATCAAATACTAAAAATCTAGTAGCCGATGCAATAAATTTCTTAACTGAAATTAATAATCGTCGTACATTTACTCTGTCTAAGGCACTAGGCGTTGCTTGAAGAGTTTTTTGACCCCAAATGCAAACACCATCATTTGGAAAATTTGCTATAGGATTAACTCTAACAGAATATAAATCATCACGTTTTTGTTGTGAAAGAATTGTGCTTGTTCCAGATACTCCAGATAAGCCTCCTCTATTTAATCCTGCTGGTGCATACCACGGTGCTGATATAGCATCATTAAATGCAATTGCTCCTGCAACTGTAATTGAAGGCGGTACAAATGTTAATCCACCATTTAATTTAGGTATTTGAACCCATGGCCAATAAACTGCTGTATAATTATTATCAATTGATTTGTCATTCATATAATTAACAACGGTTGCAACGGTTGATGATATTTCATGAATATCCATTACATAGAAGGTGTCTTGTCTTTCTATTGCTAAATTCCTAGCCTTAGCAGTAACAGCTGGATGTAAATAATCAATTAATCCTGGTGTAAACAACATATTAATATCATAAAAATCTGTATCTGATAATGTATCAAATGCTTTATTATATGATTTTGTACCAGTGCTAGTAGTGCTACTACAATCAAAGCCAAATGTATTAGCAGCAGTAATATATTCTCCTGAATATTTTTTTAGATTTGGTTTAGCACCATCAAATCCTCCTTGGAATGGAACTATAAACTTTCTTGTTTTAAGTGCTATATTAGTTCCAAATGTAGATCCTGTCAATGCACCTTCTAATGATTGGCTATATGGACTTGTAACTGTAGGGAAATTTGCATTTGCTGACTGTGCTATATCTCCTAAATAAAAATCTGCATTACTACCTGTAGTAGAACTAGTTGTTGGTATTGGAGATAAATAGTTTAAGTTATTAATTTTAGTAAAATCAAATCCATGAAATATTTGACTATTGTATCCGGTGCTAGAATCTTGTGTTGTAATATTTTGCGTAGGTGCTAAATTAACACTTGCGGATGCATGAGGAATAGGAGATGTTAATGCTCTGAATCCAAATGGTACTAATGTGCCATATGTGCTATCTTTTGTTTCTATTCCGTTAACAACCTCAACACGAATATATCTTGAATTGGATCTATATTTTCCACTTACCTTAATTTCATTATTTGAATCTAAAAATGTAAATTGTGTTCCAATTTTTCTTGCAACATAATCAGGTGAATCTGGATTCAAATTACATCTTGTATATGTTTCTACAATTTCTGGTGTTTGATCAGTATCATCAGAATCATATGGAGTATTTTTAAAAAATGATGATTTTACTTTTCTAACAACTACAGTAAATGTTCCATAGTTTTCTGGATCAGATGTTTCTGTTCCTAATCTAATATCACGTATACCTATTTTTACTTCATGATTAACACTCGTTCCGTGAGATAATGTATGAAATTTAAATAAATTATATGCTGATGCTCCGGAATCTTTTTGTGATGTAACAAAAGGCGTAGCTGCTGATTGAAAATCTTGTGATAATGCAATTGACATTGTTACTAATTTTAAATTAACATGTCCTACATCATTAAATACATCTGTTATTGCGGTATTTTTATATTGTTGATATATTGGATGATTTATTCCTTTTGGATTACTTCCAAATATACTCTCTAATTTTAAATTGGTAGTAGTAGAAGGATCTATAGATGCCGATATTGCAACACCAGATCCAACTTTAAAACTTCCGTCAAATCCTATTGCAGAATCTGATCCTTGGTGACTTGTATATCCACCACTTATATATAATGCAAATGATCCTGTTCCGCCGTCTAATAAACTACTGTGTTCAAATAATGAAGTTGCTCCATCTGCAGTTACTGCTTGGGTTGGATGAAATACGTGTGTTACGTAATCTTCTACTGTACTAGTAGGTCCAGAACCTGAAGTAGCTACTATTGCTAATAAACCATCAGTTAATGTATATCCATCTTCATATAATAAACGTGTTACTGTAATTACATCTCCGTTTGCTAAATATCTTCTTACTATCTCTGGTACATATGATTCTTCTAGCTGACCTGTTCCGAAGTATTGTTCATATTCGGATATTGATGATATTTGAGTTGGAACTAATGCTGGTCCTTTTTGTGTTGGGCCAACAACTGCAGGTCCAATTGCTTGTATACGAGGTGCAAGATCTCTCGTCTGATCTATTTCATTTGTAAATACTCCTGGGGAGATTATATTTTCTGGCATTGAATACTCCTATGATAATATATATTTTATTTATAAATATGTTGTAACTGCCTCAAAATTTATATTGAAGTAAACGTTCCTTCATTAATATTAATTTGGCCATCACCATATTTTTCTTTAAGTTTAGTTAGTAATTCTTGTTCATGTTTTTTTAATTCAATAAATTCATTTAAATATTGATCGTTTTCTTGTTTTAACTGTTCTAATTGTTGTTTTAAAATATGTTGTTCTGTAGTTATAGTTCCTAAAATGTTATGAATTTTTGAAAAATTTTCTTGAAGTTTTTGTATTTCTTCAATATCAGTTTTATCTAGTTTACGTGTCATATTTTTATAAAATTAGTTAATAACATATTATATAATATTATAAACATAAATCCAAGATTATTCTAAAATATTTTGATTAGTAGTACTACCAGATGGGCTAGTATTAATTGGATCGCCACTAAATACAGAATTCCATTGAATTTGTTTTGGAGAATATAATTTTTTAATTGATTCTATATTTGTTTCTTGTTGTGGTAGTACTGTTCCTTTTACAGATAATGGCATGGTAGCTCTAACTAAACGATCTTCTCCTATTGTATTTACCGTTTCAAAATTAATATTTCCTATCATTGCTTCAAATTGTACTCGTCCATCACCCCAAGAATATCGATTATGAGGAAAAATTTGGTCTACTAATTCATTAAGTTGTGTTGTAAAGTCACACCATAACATTAAATCATATTCTACATCTACATATTTTGGTATATCTACTACAAAGAATTGTTGTGAATTTTTTGGCTTATTAATTGGTAATGGAAAAAATGTATCTTCATATCGATTTCTTTTATTATATTTCATTCGATGAATAATACGATTTGAATTTGGTTGATTATTAACGTCTAGTCCACGAAGATTATCTCTTTCTGTTGCTGAATTTCTTTTTATCATAATAAGTGGAGATTGTAACATTCCCTTTTCATCACGAATATATCCTAATCTTTGTACATTATCCCATTTTTCTCCATTTGAAAAAATTACTGGTACAGGTATTGGATTTTTATTTGATATTACCTGAGGTCTTATTTTATTTTCAACATACCATTTTAATGCATAATCAATATCATATAATGTTCGTTTAGGAGTTCGTATTACATCATCATCACGGCGAATTTGATTTTCTCGATTAATTATACGATCATCTCGATACCCTTCCGTTTTTTTTGGAGTTGGTTTATTTGTTTTACGATCTATATTATTTCGATTTACTCTAGACATCAGAATCCTTTATATGCTGGTGATTTTGTATCTCCGCCATGTCGAAGATCTTTTATAGCTTGTGGTGTTTGTCTTGTTACATGTGCATTACATATTACAGAAACACTATATCCATGCTCTGACCCATTAGGCCACGTATCTGGATTTTTGCCGGTAAAATATTGATTTGCGTCAACATTGTCTAATTCATAATATTCGTTGTCCCAAAGAACAATATCTCCAGCCTGTGGATAAAAATCAGCTTTTTCTAATAAATCTCTAGAAATAGCAAATGTTGACGTTCTCGTATAACTATAACCATAATCATCCATTCCTGCATTTTTATCGTCTTTTGTTACTACACAAGGAATTAATATAGAATCATAATATGTTTTATTTTCAGATTCACCGTATATATTTGAATTACTTTGTTCTACTATAAGTTTATAAAATTCAATTTCAGTGTCAATTACAGAATTTATCAGTTCGGCATTGATGGCTGCTATAAATCTTGCGTCTCGCTTTCCACCGAAAAGTGCCATATATTATCCTTATCCTACATATAAACGAAGTGGTATTTTAGCCATCATTTCATTCATTTGTGTTGCTTCTGCATTTTGTCTTGTTAACATTTGTTCTTTGGTCATTTTTTCTAAAAATTCTCGAAGCTGTGTTATTAATGTTTCTTTTTCACTTTGTGCTTGTGAAACTAAATCACTACCATTAAGTGTTACTTCTCCATTAGGAATTGGTACTGATGAATATTTGCTTCGAATATATCCTAGCATTTCTTTTGCTATAGCAGCACCATATCTAATAATCCAAGCACGGCCCATATCATTAATTGTACTATATTTTTGATATGTATATGGTATATTTGATGCGTCCGACACTGCCCCTGTTGTAAGTGCGGTATTACCAAATAACACGGCATCATTTTGTTTATCTTCTTCGAACATAAATTCAAACCATACACTCGGAAAAAATGGATCAGCCGCACTTCCCGATGTTGTTGGCACTGGATATATTCTTATATTATCACCGTGTATATCAAATGAATAATGAGATTTTCTTATTCTATCATTAAATTCTATAGTTTGAATTCTCATTAAATCTGCATGTAATGGCATTAACATAAAATTAACACTTGGAGAAAATCCTCCAAAATCAAATGCATCTAATAATTGTTGAGAACCTAATCCAGTTCCAACAAACGGGTCAAAATATCTTATAAGAGCTGGCGGTGCATTATGTAATACCCGACGTACTTCTATACCATTTGTATCTGATAAGGTTATACCCATTGTAGATTCAACAGCTGTACGTATACTATATGTTTGTTGTCCTGGCACCATATCAATTGATGCAGAATACCATTTTGTATATCCTCCAGATTCTGCCTCAGTACCATATGCTTTTGATAATTTAGTTATATATCCAAATGAATTTCCAACAACGGCATCTGTAAATCCATTATCAGACATAAAACTAGATCCAGTTTTAATTCCTATTGTATTTACTAAATTATTAACTATGTTAACTTGATTGACCTGATTTGAATATTCAATAACAGCTGCTTCAAATGCTGTATATAAATTTATATCTTGTAATTCAACATCCATTACTGGATATCCAACATGTTGTGCTGCATATTTAGCAAATTTGTCCGCATGCGATTGAAATATTACATCTGCATCAAAAAAGCCAAAAGGGGTATTACCAGCAGTGAATGATGAACTGCCGGGCCATATTGGTTTATTTTCGCTATAATCCATTTATAAACCTTATTTTAATATAAATATCAAGTATGTTTAGAATAATTTGGTAAGAGTGCTTTCTAGCAGGGTCATATCTTTAAGAGTTTCAACTTTTCCAATGCACATTTTACGTACTGCAAAAAAAGATTGCCGGGCTGGATATTGACTCATTATTTTTAATGTTATTAATTCGGTGTCTTTACCTAAATCTTTTTCTATATGAACCATTAAAACTAATCGTATAGCTCGTATTCTATCTAATACATCTACCAATCGCCCATCATATCGAATTCGACATTGCATGGAATATTTACTTCGCGGGACTGCCATAATATTATTTTATATATAAATATATTTTAATTAAAATTTGTCTAAAAACAAATCATCAATATCTGTTTGTATTTCTTGATATGTTGCTTTAAGATTAAACATTAAATCTGCTTTATATTTTGCTCGTTGACTTCCATTGTAAAATAATATAACAGTCGGATAAGATCTTATTTTATATTTATTTTTTAATGATGGATATTTTTCTATATTTGCTCTATAATAAGTGCAATGATGCAATTTACTATAATTGTTAAATTTATGTGCAAATGAAGTTGTAAATTCAACAACAACAGCTCCTTTGTTTATTTTGGTTGTAATTGTAGCCGGGGATACATATAATTGAGTATAACTATTAAACATTAATAATAGCATACATATTGCTAATATATTTTTCATTTACCTTTCCTTTCTTCAAACAAACGATCTTCCATTTTTTCGAGTTGCTCTTTTATATCTTCAACATCTTCTTGAGTGTTCATTATAGTTTCTCGAATCAATTCATCTTTTAGATCATATTCTGTTCTAGTAATTTCTGGTTTTACTGGTGGTGGTAATTCCTTTGCTTCTTGTATGTCTGCTTGTAATGCAAACCACATTCCTACTACTGTAGCAATACCCACGGAAATACCTATTAAAGTTTTTATGCTTACTTTAAATCCT